TGGCGATGAATGCTGTCAAGGCACACTGTGATGAAAATACGCAGAAAGGAGGTGAGAAACGTGAAAGTACTGGTAGCGTGTGAGGAATCGCAGAGAGTGTGCACAGCGTTTAGAGAAATTGGACACGAGGCATACAGCTGCGACGTGCAGGAGTGTTCCGGCGGACACCCGGAGTGGCATATACAAGGCGATGTACTGCCGTACATTGACGGCAACTGTATCGTCACAACAATGGACGGTTCAGCACATCGGATTGACGGCACATGGGATCTACTGATTGCACATCCGCCATGCACATATCTCAGCAACGCCGGAGCACGTCACCTTTGGAAAGGTCACGTGCTTAACCAAGAGCGATACGCAAAGGGACTTGATGCAAAAAATTTTTTTCTGAAATTTTTGAATGCCAACTGCCCCAAAATTTGCGTTGAAAACCCAGTCCCAAGCCGCGTGTATGAGTTGCCTAAGTACACACAGATAATACAGCCCTATGAGTACGGGCACCCATATAGCAAGCGGACGTGTTTGTGGCTTAAAAATCTGCCGCCGTTACAGCCGACGGACATCATGGAGCCTGTGGGAACATGGTGCCCGTCTGGTAGCTACAGCCATAAGCACAGCATTCAGCATAAAGGGCTTTTTACAAAAGACAGAGCCAAAAACAGGAGCAAGACGTTTTTAGGCATCGCCCAAGCCATGGCACAGCAATGGGGCAGCACAAAGAAAACCCCCGCACCGGCGGCAACCGGTAACGGGGGCATGGAAAATAATTAACCATACTTATCATACCACGAACGGAGGAATTTGTCAAATGGAAACGAAACTGAAAGACAGCGAGATCGTTGCTGAACTGATCGAGAGCGTCCGGCACGACATGGAGATGCCGGAAGAAATCTGGAACCGGGGAATGGGACTGCTGCAGAAGTACCAGCAGTTTGAACGGAACGAGGAAGCTGCACAAGTCTACATCGAGGAGGCGTGCCGCCGTGGATAACCAGAACGAGAAAGACCGCTGCGTCAACTGCGGCATCAGGAGCGTGCCCTTGCACTTAGGACTGGACGGCAGACTGCACTGTGCGGATCACATCGGCCTGCTGCTGCCGCCGGACAAGCCGGAACAGCCGGCAGAGGAGGAACATCATGGATAAACTGAGAATGCAGAAGAAAGAGCCTGCCGGCAGGAAGAACGGCGAACGGCGGCTGTTCACCAGCGTGAATCTGCGTCTGGAACACGCCGCACTGGTGGAAGAAGTCGCACTGGAAACCGGACGCACCAAGACACAGGTGCTGGGAGATATGGTCCAGTTCGCCTATGACCACATCGAACTGTACGAGGAGGGAGAAGCATGAGCGTGAAGATCAACAGTCTGGAAATCGAAAATGTCAAGCGGATCAAGGCGGTAAAGCTGGAACCGTCCGCCAGCGGTCTGACCATCATCGGCGGAAACAACAATCAGGGGAAAACCTCTGTGCTGGATGCCATTGCATGGGCACTGGGCGGCGACAAGTACAAGCCCACCGCTGCGGCAAGGGACGGGGCATACACCGATCCCATTCTCCATGTGGAGCTGTCCAACGGTCTGATCGTGGAGCGAAAGGGCAAAAACAGCAGCCTGAAAGTCATCGATCCCAACGGCAACAAGGCAGGGCAGCAGCTGCTGAACTCATTCTTGTCCGCACTGGCACTGGATCTGCCTAAGTTCATGAACGCATCGGACAAGGAAAAAGCGGCGATCCTGCTGCAGATCATCGGCGTGGGTGAGCAGCTGACACAAATCGAATCCGAGGAAAGCCGGCTGTACAACCAGCGTACCGCCATCGGCAGAATCGCCGACCAAAAGCAGAAGTACGCCTCAGAGCTGCAGTGCTGGGAGAACGTGCCGAACACGCCGGTTTCCGCATCGGAGCTGATCGCACGGCAGCAGGAGATTCTGGCACGCAACGGCGAGAACCAGCGGAAACGGGAAAACGCTGCCCGGTACGCACAGGAACTCACCGCCGCACAGGCTGCCTATGACGCTGCCAAACAACGTCTGGAACTGGCAGAGCAGAACGCTGTGACTGCCCAGATGTCCGCACGGGATCTGCAGGACGAATCCACCGCCGAACTGGAAAAGAGCATTGCGGAGATCGATGCTATCAACATGAAGATTCGGGACAATCTGAACAAGGAACACGCCGAGGAAGAAGCAAAGACCTACCGGCAGGACTACGAGGCATTGACGGAGCAGATCAACGCACTGCGGCAGGAGAAACAGGACTTGCTGCACGCCGCCGACCTGCCGCTGGAAGGGCTGACGGTGGAAAACGGTGCATTGCAATACCACGGTAAGCAGTGGGACAGCATGAGCGGCTCGGAGCAGCTGCGAGTGGCGGCTGCCATTGTGCGAAAGCTGAATCCGGACTGCGGCTTTGTGCTGCTGGACAAGCTGGAACAGATGGACAGCGTCACCCTGCAGGAGTTCGGGCAGTGGCTGGAACAGGAGGGCTTGCAGGCAATTGCCACCCGTGTGTCTACCGGAGACGAGTGCAGTGTTATCATTGAGGACGGCTATTCTGTGGACACCCGTCCGGCACAGCTGGTGCAGCCAAAGCCGCTGACACCGCCGATCATTCAAAAAGCATGGACGAAAGGAGCGTTCTAAATGGAATTTCAGGAGACAAACGGCATTCAGACCGGTGCCGGCGTGAAAATGGTCATCTACGGACAGGAGGGCGTGGGAAAGACCTCTCTGGCGGCACAGCTGCCGGGAGCGGTGTTTCTGGACTGCGAGGGCAGCACCTCGAAGATGAACGTCCGGCGGCTGCCCAAGCCCACCAGCTGGGAGATGCTCCAGCAGGAAGTGGACTTCGTGCTGGAATCCCACGCACAGCGGCAGTATCAGACCTTGTGCATCGACACCTTCGACTGGGCAGAACGCCTCGCCATTGCCCAGCTGTGCAGCAAGCATCAGGTCAACGGCATCGAGGGCTTCGGCTACGGCAAGGGCTGGGAGTACGAGGCGGAGGAGATCGGACGGTTTCTGGACAGCACAGAACGCCTTGTGCAGGCTGGGGTCAATGTGGCACTGCTCTGCCACGCCGTCACCCGGAAAGCGTCCCTGCCGGAGATCGACGCAGAGTTCGACCACTGGGAACTGAAACTGGGGAACAAGACCACCAACAAGATCGCACCGCTGCTGAAAGAGTGGTCGGACATCACCCTGTTTCTGGCGTTCCAGACACACGTCATCGCCACCGACGACAAGGGCAAAAAGCACAAGGCGACTGCCTGCAACCGTGTGATGTACACCACGAAAACGGCGTGGTGGGATGCGAAAAACCGGTTCGGGCTGCCGGAAATGCTGCCGCTGGAATATGCGTCCATTGCGTCCATTTTCACGGCTCCTGCACCGACAACTGCACCCAAGCCGAAGACACAGCAGGTCATAGAAAAGGCACAGGCTGCCGGACTGCCCACGGAAAAGGATCTGGCGGAATCGGAGCTGCTCATTACCGCAAACGGACAGCTGCCGGAGCCGCAGCAGACCGCCGAAGATGTCCAGACACAGCACATTCTGGACGGCATCGCACCTCAGCTGGCACAGCTTATGGCAGTCGCACAGGTGCAGCCGTCGGAATTACAAGCAGTAGTCGGTAGCAAGGGCTATTTTCCGGCAGATATGCCCGTACAGAACTATCCGCAGGACTTCGTGGAAGGCTGGTGCATTCCGTGGTGGCAGAACATCATGGGCATGATCCAGCAGAACCGGAGATAACCACAAAAAACGAAACCCCAGAAAGGAAGGTCAAACATGAACGAATACAACACAGCCGCAAATCCCCAGGGACACGAACTGGGCTGGGGCGATGAGATCCAGCAGGAGAGCAGCTTTATTCTGCTGCCGGAGGGCGACTACCGCTTTACCGTGGAGAAGTTCGACCGTGCCAGACACCCCGGCTCGAAAAACATTCCGCCCTGCAACAAGGCGATCGTCCACTTCCGGGTGTTCAGCCCAGACGGCAGCAGCATCCTCCTGCAGGAGAACCTGTTTCTGCACACAAAAATGGAATGGAAGCTGTCCGAGTTTTTCGCCAGCATCGGCATGAAACAGAAAGGGCAGGCGGCACAGATGAACTGGTCACAGGTGTGCGGCAAGTCCGGCGTGTGCCATGTGAAAATCCGCACCTATGACAAAAAGGACGGTAGTGGAACCGGACAGGCAAACCAGATCGACAAGCTGTATCCGTCCTACGATCAGCCCCAGACCGCCCAGAATGCCCCACAGCAGCCCTATACCTCGTATCCGCAGAATAACGCACAGCCGTGGCAGCAGCCCCAGAACGCACCACAGGGCGGCTGGAACAGGGGACAGTTTTAAGGAGTGAAACCCCTCAGTCACCTACGGGGACAGCTCCCCTGTTAGGGGAGCCAGTATGGAAAGGAGTACGATCATCATGCAAATGCGACCTTATCAGCAGGCGGCGAGAGAAGCCGTGCACCGGGAGTGGGACGAGGGCAGAAACCGGACGCTGCTGGTGCTGCCAACCGGTTGCGGCAAGACCATTGTCTTTGCCAAGATCACCGAGGATGAAGTCCGCAGCGGCAGCCGGGTGCTGATCCTGGCACACCGGGGCGAACTGCTCCAGCAGGCGGCGGACAAGCTGGAACGCACCAGCGGTCTGAAATGTGCCGTGGAAAAGGCGGAGCAGACCTGTCTGGGGGAGTGGTACCGTGTTACTGTGGGCAGCGTCCAGACACTCATGCGGCAGAAACGCCTTGCCCAGTTTCCGCCGGACTATTTCCAGACCATTATCATCGACGAGGCACACCACGCCATTTCCGGCAGCTATCAGGTGATACTGGATCACTTTTCCGATGCCCATGTGCTGGGCGTGACGGCAACGCCCGACCGGGGCGACAAGCAGAATCTGGGCAAGGTGTTCGACAGTCTGGCGTATGAATACACCCTGCCCCAGGCCATTCACGAGGGATACCTAACGCCGATCCGGGCATTGACTGTGCCGGTGCAGATCGATTTCACCCATGTGGGGACGGCTGCCGGAGATTACAAGCCCGGAGATATTGCCACGGCGTTAGACCCCTATCTCGACCAGATCGCTGCCGAAATGGCAAAGCACTGTGCCGACCGGAAGACGGTGGTGTTTCTACCGCTGGTCAAAACCTCCCAGAAGTTCCGGGACATTCTCTGTCAGCACGGATTCCGGGCGGCAGAGGTCAACGGCGAATCCGACGACCGGGAACGGGTTTTACAGGACTTTTCCGACGGCAAATACAACGTGCTGTGCAACAGTATGCTGCTCACCGAGGGCTGGGACTGTCCGGAGGTAGACTGCGTGGTGGTGCTGCGTTCGACGAAAGTCCGTGCCCTGTACTGCCAGATGGTGGGACGCGGTACACGTCTGGCAGAGGGGAAAGACCACCTTCTGCTGCTGGATTTCCTGTGGAACACGGAAAAGCACGAACTGTGCCGTCCGGCGTGCCTCATCTGCGAGGACGAGGAAGTGCAGCAGAAAATGACACAGCAGCTGGAGCAACAGCCCGGCGTGCCGGTGGACATCGAGGAAGCCGAAAACAAAGCGTCTGAGGACGTGGTGGCAGACCGGGAGTCCAAGCTGGCGGAGCAGCTGGAATCCATGAAAAAGCGGAAGTCCAAACTGGTAGACCCCTTGCAGTACGAAATGTCGATCCAGTCCCGGGATCTGACCGGCTATGTGCCGGCGTTCGGGTGGGAATCCAGTCCGCCGACGGACAAGCAGAAGAAAGACCTGGAGAAACGGGGCATCAACCCCGATGCGGTGGAGAGTGCCGGAAAGGCGGAACAGATCCTCCGCACAGTGGCACAGCGGCAGCAGAGTGGACTGGCTACTCCGAAGCAGATACGCTGTCTGGAAAAGTACGGTTTTCTGCACGTGGGCGGCTGGTCCTTCGATGCGGCAAAGAATCTCATCAACCGCATTGCCGCAAACGGCTGGCGTGTGCCGCGGTCAATCACAGCGACGGAGTATGTGCCGGAGGTGCATGGATAAATGGATTACAAAGACGACAACTTAGACGAACTGCTGGACTACATCGACCCGGCAGCCCTGACCTATCAGGAGTGGTGCGGGGTGGGCATGGCACTGAAAGATTCCGGCTATGACTGCTCCCTCTGGGACAGCTGGTCACAGCGTGACACTGTCCGGTATCACAGCGGCGAGTGCGAAAAGAAGTGGCGGTCTTTCGCCGGCTCAGAGCACCCGGTCACTGCCGGAACAATTGTACACATGGCACTGGAAAACGGCTATCGTCCCCAGAGTGCCCCGAAAGAATCCAGAGCCCTCAGCTGGGACGATTACATCGGGGAGGACTATGCCATTACAGGACCGTGCCAGACACAGGCACTTCCGGTAAAGCCGCTGTTTGCACAGTGGAATCCAGTGAAAGAGATCAGCACATATCTCAGCACTTTGTTTCAGGCAGAGGAGAACGTGGGCTATGTGGTACACAGTTGGAAAAATCAAGACGGAAAGTATCTTCCAGATGCCGGCTGCTGTGACCGGACTGCCGGGAAACTGCTGGAAGATCTGACGTATTGCGAAAATGATCTTGGTGCAGTTTTTGGCGACTACGATACGAATATCGGAGCATGGATCCGATTCAATCCATTAGATGGAAAAGGCGGTAAAAATGAAAATGTCACAGATTTTCGTTATGCTCTGGTAGAATCTGACGGAATCCCGATTGAACAGCAAAACGGAATTATGCGTGATCTGCAATTGCCCATTGCCTGCCTTGTCTACAGCGGCGGAAAAAGCCTGCACGCAATTGTGCGAGTGGAAGCCGGCAACGCAAAAGAATATCGGGAACGAGTAGCATTTCTGTATCAGATCTGCGACAAGAACGGCTTGCAAGTTGACCGTGCTTGTAAAAATCCTTCACGGCTCTCCCGAATGCCCGGCGTTGTGCGTGGAGAAAAGAAACAGTATTTGGTTGCGGTAAATATCGGAATGGGCAGCTGGGACGAGTGGAAAGACTACATCGACAGCGTCACTGACGATCTGCCGGAGTTTGAGAATATGGCGGAGATATGGGAGAATATGCCGGAATTATCACCGCCTTTGATTGAAAATGTACTGCGGCAGGGACACAAAATGCTGTTGGCTGGACCGTCGAAAGCTGGAAAATCTTTTGCACTGATTGAACTTTGCATTGCGATGGCAGAGGGGCGAAAGTGGATGGGTTGGCAATGCACCAAGGGAAAAGTGCTGTATGTCAACTTAGAACTGGACAAGGCTTCCTGTGACCACAGAATCCATGATGTTTATACTACTTTGCAGATACCTCCGGTCAATATTCGGAATATTGAAGTGTGGCATTTGCGCGGCGTAACCGAACCTATGGACAAACTTGCACCGAAATTGATTCGTCGGGCGAAAAAGCAAAACTTCATTGCCGTCATCATCGACCCCATTTACAAGGTCATCACCGGCGACGAGAACAGTGCCGACCAGATGGCACATTTCTGCAACCAGTTCGACAAGGTGTGCACCCAGCTGGGCTGTGCGGTGATCTACTGCCACCACCACAGCAAGGGGGCACAGGGCGGCAAGCGGAGCATGGACCGTGCCTCCGGCAGCGGCGTGTTTGCCCGTGATCCGGACGCACTCATTGACATGACGGAACTGGAACTGACGGACGAGATCCTCAAACAGGAGACCAACACGGCGATCTGCGAAGCCTGCATCGAGAAGCTGCGGCAGCACGCTCCCGCAGTGCTGGCAGATGCCTCGCCGGACGAGCTGCTCAGCCATGTGGAATCCCTGAAGCTGTGCCGGGACAATCTGCCGCCGGCGGTGTACGAGGGCTTTCTCGGCGAGATCGAGGCGGTCAAGCGAACAGTGCGGCAGCGAACCGCATGGCGGCTGGACGGCACGCTCCGGGAGTTCCCGAAGTTCGAGCCGAAGAACCTGTGGTTCCGGTATCCGGTGCATGTGGAGGACACTGTGGGCGTGCTGAAAGACCTGCAGGCAGAGAGCGAGATGCCGCCACATCAGCGTGGGAACAAGAAACGCGGAGAGAAAACCAGGGAGACCTATGCGGCACAGAAAGCCGACAAGAAAGCGGCTCTGCTCAATGCGTTTCACGCCTGCAATATGGACGGGGTGGTGACGCTGAAAGACATGGCGGAGTATCTGGGCATCAGTGAAAAAACCGTCCGCCGCCGTGTCAAGGACTGCGGAGAACTGACCATTGCGGACAACAGCATTCAGCTGTCAGAAGTGGAAAATAATGGTGGGACAAAATGAGGGACAACAGTGTATATATAAATATATACTTGTCCCTGTCCCTGTGTGACAGTCAATGACAACAAGTAACAAGAGTGCGAATGCACGGCACTCTTGTAACACTTGTCGTCTGACATTGACAAAAGCGAACCCGAAAAAACCAGAAATGGAGGTACGAACATGACAACATTTTTCCTGCCCATGCTGCCGCCGACCAGTACGCACCAGCAGGTGGGGCATACCATCGACAAGCAGGGACGGCACCGGTTCTACCAGCGTGGAAACGGCGAGGCAGAGGCGAAGCTGACCGCACACCTCATGAAGCACATTCCGGAGCAGCCGTACAGCGGTGCGGTCCGTGTGGTGGTGAAGTGGTGCTATCCCAGAAAGGCAAAGCACCAGAACGGCGAACCCTATACCAACAAGCCGGACGTGGACAACCTGTGCAAGGCATTGTTCGACATCATGACCCGGCTGCACTACTGGAACGATGACAAGCAGATCTACAGTGCAGTGGTGGAGAAGTTCTGGGCAGATGTGCCGGGGGTGTTTGTGGAGATCGAGGAGGCAGAGGAGCATGAGTGAGATTAAATTGAAAAACTGTCCGTTTTGTGGTGGCGAGGCGGAAATGGGATTCCGTGACGCTAGTGCTTTTGTGATGTGCACAAAATGCCTTGCAAGAAGCAGAACGGTTGTGGCGTGTGTTGACTATACTGCGAGAGAAGTTGCTGCTGATGAATGGAATCAGAGGACAGACCAACCGCCGAAAGCCCGCTGGACACGAGAAGATGTCACGAGTTATGACGGTGAAACGATCAAGAATGGGGCTGCGATCTGTGGTAGATGCAAAAAAGCGTTTTTTATGCCGACAGATACGTTTGATTACTGCCCGAACTGCGGAGCAAGAATGGACTTGATTGAAACAGATGATGACCTTTTACGGTTGATTCAGAAAAAAACGGAGGGAGAGAAATGAGTGAGGTTAAAAGCTGCCCGTTTCGCAAAAGCGGAACGTATATCAGCATCGATGATTACCGCAAGAAAAACGGTTGCTTAGGCTTTGATCTGGAATCAACTGAGTGCTGTGCGGACTGCATTGTGCCGGAGATCTGGGAGGCAGATGTAGCACCTGTGATACACGCAACAAATTTAAGTGCTGTGGCGTGGTGCGACAAGCTGATCTGTTCTCATTGCGGTATTGTTTTGCAAGACTGGGTAGAAGTTAGATACGATGAGGATATGGATGATACGACGCATTACGAGTATGTGTTCAATTATTGCCCGAATTGTGGGGCAAAGATCGAGGAGGCACAGCCATGAACACCAAGCACTGCGAAACCTGCGGCAAGCTGCTGATCGGCGTGAAAGGTGACCGGAGATTCTGCAACGCCTGTGCCATACGCCGGCGGAAAGCATATCAGAAACAGTATCGGGAGAACCGGAAGAAACGCTAACGCACGCCGAGCGTAAGCCTAACGCACGCGAGCGTAAAACGAGCATAAACCGAGCGAAAAGACAAAAGGAGTGGATTCACATGGAAAACAAGCAAATCAAGAAAGCCACGCTCTGCTGG